TCACAATTGCAAATGGTGGCACAACTTATGCTTATGTATCCTCTGCCGACCAACAAACTTTGATGGCACTATGGACTGTACCTGCAGGTTATACAGCTTACTTGTTTCAGATAGATACAACAGCATTTACAGTACAGAACAATAAAGTTGCTACAATAAGAATGATAACAAGAGAATTGAATGGGGTATTTCGTACCCAACAAAAGTTTGATTTATTTGAAGGCTCATATCATCAAGACATTACTTGCCCACAACCTATACCTGAAAAAACAGATATTGAGTTTCGTGCAATAGCAGACAGTTCAAACGCTGACTTGAGAGTGTCAACAACTTTTGATATTATTTACATAGAGAACTAAGCATGGCTGAACGTAAAAAAAGAACCGTTGCTTTAGAATTGACAACAGCCAACCAAGACATTTACACAGTGCCTGCACGATTTACGACTGAAGTAAACAGCATATATATTAACAATGCTTCTAGTTCGTTGGTCACATTTAGCTTAGATTGGTACGATGCAGCATCAACAACGTTTTATACTTTAGCAGAACTTGTTGAACTGCCTGCAAACTCACTACTACAGATTACAGATTATCCTTTGTATCTAGTTGGTAGTGACAAGATACGAGGTCTTGCAAGTGCAAACAGTGCTGTGAATATAACAGTATCCCTAGAGGAGTTTTTTCAGACTTCTCTATAATTTAGCCCAAAGGAGAAATAAATGGCTATCACAACCGCAATGTGTAATAGCTTTAAGACAGAACTACTAGGTGGTCTTCACGATTTAGATACAGACTCACTTAAAATTGCTCTTATTAAAGCATCGCCTACAGGTACATACAATGCTAGTACAACCAATTACTCTGACGTAACAGGCAATTCAGATGAAGCATCAGGTACTAATTATACTGCTGGTGGTCAAGTTCTTGACGGTGCAACTATTTCACTTGATGGTTCTACTGCTATTGTTGATTTTACCGACGAAGTCTTCACTGACGTAACTGTTTCTGCAGATGGTTGTATCATTTATAATACAGCAAATAGTAACTCTGCGATTGCTGTTATTGATTTTGGTGGTACTGTTTCTGCTACTGCAGGTGATTTAACAATTGAATTTCCCGCTGCTGACGCAAGTAACGCTGTAATACGTATTGCTTAAGGAGTAGGCTGTGGCGATCATAGCACAGTCAGCACGATACGGTTCAGGTCTATACGGAACATCTGAATATGGCGTAGTCAACCTTACCGCTAGTATTAGTGGTGTTTCTGCTACAGGTACTATTGCTCCTGTAGTTGCAGGTGGCTTCGAGATTGATATTAGTGAAGTTATATCTGCAGGTGTTAGTGCTACAGGCTCAGTAGGAACTTTAAATGTATTTATTAAAGTAAGTCTTGTAGGTGTTTCAGCTACAGGTACGATAGGTACTCTTGCTATTAGTAATACAGTTACACTTACAGGAGTAAGTGCTACAGGTTCTGTAAACACAGTAGAAGAGAAGCCTACAGAAGCATTAGATAGTGTAAGTGCTACAGGTTTTGTTAACAATGTAACTGTTAACCTTGTAGAAAAATTAGCTAATGTATCTGCAACAGGTACAATAGGCACTCTTGCTATCAGTAATACAGTTACACTTATAGGCGTAAGTGCTACAGGTTCTGTAAACACTGTAGAAGATAAGCCAACTGAAGTTTTAGATAGCGTTAGTGCTACAGGAAGTATCGGTACTCTTGCCCTAAGTAACGCATTTACTATCACGGGAGTAATCGGAACATTCTCAATAGGCACACTAACAGCAACAGGTGTAATTACTGTATTTACTCCGTCAGCTTTTGACAGAAGACACGTTGTTACTGTTCTACCTAAACAAACAAGTTCGCAAAGAGTTGTAAATATTGTGACAGAGCAAATGAGTCCACACAGAATTGTTACTGTTCTACCGTCACAAACAACTTCTCAAAGAAGAAAGGCAGCCTAATGTCGCTTAAATGGCCCGATAAAGATCCTGATGAGCAATTGGACTACTCTATTGATTGGGGTCCTGCTTTAGATACAGATACCATCTCATCATTAGTATGGAAAATCTACGATGCAGATGGGGTACTACAGACTTGGTCAGATAGCCAAATTGTTAATGGCTTGCAACTTGTTAGTCGTACCAACACAGATACCGTTGCCACAATATACTTAGGAAGTGGTACTGCTTTTACAACGTACAAAATAGTGTGTCGTATGACTGCCAGTGACGCAACTATTCGTGAACAAGAAGTTCGCATAAGAGTCGTGGAGAAAAACTAATGGCTTATAACTATCTTTCTCTAACAAATGAAATCTGCAGACGACTTAATGAGACAGAATTAACATCAAGTAACTTTGCAACAGCAACTGGCTTTTATGCTCAAGTAAAGGATGCGATTAATTCTGCAATTCGTGACATCAACCAAAAACATTTTAGCTGGCCCTTCAACCACAACACAGATGACATAACTCTTACTGCAGGCGAGCTAAGATATCCTTTACCAGAAAATGCAAAATACACAGACTTCGATACTGTTCGTATCTTACGTAATCCTTCACTAGATCTTAATGAAGCACGAAGACTCAAACAGATGAGCTATGATGAGTACATAGATAAATACATAGACCAAGAAGGTGAAACTGACGCTACAAAAGGAACAGTGCCTGAATACATTATTCGTTCACAAGACGGTGATATCATTGTAGCACCAATGCCAAACAAAGCCTACACAATTGAATATGAATTTTTTATGTTTCCTGCAGATTTAGAAACATATGATGACGTACCAACTATACCTTTCCGTTTTAAACATGTTATTGTTGATGGTGCAATGTATCACTCGTACATGTTTAGAGATAATCTTGAGTCGGCTACCATCTCTGCTCGTAAGTTTGAAGATGGATTGAAGCAAATGAGAACTTTGCTTGTTAATGAAAATGTATATGCAAGGGCTGTTTAATGCCTGATAGGTGGCAAACACATTCATTTGAGTTTAAAGGTGGTTTGATAACCAACCTTTCTCCGTATCAACAGGGATTTCAAGCACCCGGATCGGCAAGAATATTACGTAACTTTGAACCATCTATCTTTGGTGGTTACAGGAGAGTAGAAGGATTCTCTAAGTTCGATACAAACGCTGTAACGAATACAGGTGTTATAAGAGGTATACACCATTATAGTAACGAAGTGTATGCCGTACGAGGAGATGACCTATTCAAGTCTAGTGGTTCAGGATGGACACAGGTAAGTGACAACGCAACCTACAGTAGTGGGGGTGTTACAATTGGTGGCACAGGTAAAGTACGATTTCTGAAGTACGACTTTGATGGTACAGAAAAACTTATGCTCGTCGATGGAACAGGCAAACCATTTAGATTTGATGGAACTACGTTTGAACAACTAACTTCATTACCCTCTGACACATCAGGTTCTAAGTTTGCAGTTAACTTTAAGAACCACATTTTTCTCGGAAACGGCAAAAACCTTGTTTTTTCTGCTCCTTATGCAGATACGGACTTTACAAGTGCGAGTGGTGGTGGTATAATAAACGTAGCGGATGCGATTACAGGGTTAATTGTTTTTCGTGATCAACTCATTGTATTTAGTGAAAACAGTATCAACGTAGTTGCAGGAAGTAGTGTAGGTGATTTTCAACTAAAACCAGTTTCTCGTGATTTAGGTTGTATTGCTGAAGATACTATACAAGAGATTGGTGGAGACATAATATTTCTAGGACCTGATGGTTTAAGACTTTTTTCTGCTACCGATAGATTTGGTGATTTTAGTCTTGCTACCGTATCGAAGCCAGTACAGGATGAAATACTAGATTTGATTACGAGTAGTCCAAATGGTTTTTCAAGTACAGTCATTCGTGAGAAAAGTCAATACAGATTATTTGGTTACAACACTGGTTACACCAATGCTTCGGCTAAAGGACTTGCAGCCACGCAATTACAAGAGGGTATATCGTTCAATGATTTACGTGGCATAAATGCTTACGTTGTACATAGTGAATATGTAGATCGTACTGAACTTATCTATTTTGGTGCAAGTGACGGCTACATATACAGAATGGAAGATGGTAATAGCTTTGATGGAGAGAAGATACAGGCTACATTTGCTACCCCTTACATACCTTTAGGTGATCCTACTATCCGTAAAACAGTATATAAGGGTATAACATATTTAGATGTAAACGGAGAGGTAGATATTAGATACTCTCTTAAATTTGATTTTGATCAACAGAATGTTATTCAACCGAGTTCATTACTTTTTTCAAACCTTGCAGCTTCATCAATTTCGTATGGTGCAGGGATTTATGGAACATCCTCTTATGGGGGTAAACAAAAGGCAATCTACGAATTGCAAACAATAGGTTCAGGTTTTACAGTGTCTATTTTATATGAAACTATAGGGGATACCATAGACGCTGTATTTACTATTGATGCTGCAACTCTGCAGTATTCCACTAACGCTAGGAGATAAGAAATGGGAACAGGCTACACAAGGAATGATACGCCTAATAATATAGCTGACGGCAACGTGATCAATGCGTCAGACCTTGATGGAGAGTTTGATGCGGTACAAGCTGCGTTTAACGGTTCAACTGGACACTCACATGATGGCACTACAGGTGAAGGACCACAGATAGCAACAGCAGGTCTAGCAGATAATGCGGTGACAACAGCTAAAATAACTGATGCTAATGTTACACTTGCCAAGATGGCAGCTAACTCTGTAGATAGTGACCAATACGTAGATGGTTCAATTGACAGAGTTCATCTTGCTGCTGACATCGTAGATGGCACAAAAATAGCAGATGACTCCATTGATTCTGAACACTATGTAGACGGCAGTATTGACACTGCTCACATAGCTGACGATGCAGTCACAAGTGCTAAACTTGACACAAACATACAAATAGCAGGTACTCTTGGTGTTACAGGAGTTTCTAGTTTTGCAGATGGTTCTAACTCTGCACCATCTCTTACATTCACTAGCGACACTAACACTGGTATCTATAGAGGTGGCACAGACATATTAAAGTTTGTAACAGCAGGAACAGATGCTATTACGATTGATGCTAATCAAGATGTTGATTTAACTGGTGATTTGACTATTGGAAGTGGAACTGGTGGTGGTAACGTACCATCAGGACATGAGTTGGTTTTTGGTGCAAATAATAGTGACATTACTTTTTTATCTGACAGTGCTAGTGCAAGTGTTGATGGAACAATAGGTGCGTGGAATACAGTTTACAATTTTCAAAACAGTAAAATAGTATTTGATAAACCAAGTGCAAATACTGGTCAACTTCAATTCTTTACTAACGCAGGTTCTGGAATAACAGAACGTATGCAAATAGCTAATAACGGAGACATCAGCTTCTACGAAGACACAGGCACAACAGCAAAGTTCTTTTGGGATGCTAGTGCTGAAACTTTGAGTATTGGTCAGACTTCTGGTAATTATCAACTACATGTACAATCAACTTTTGCTGTAGGTGCTTCTGGATTTAATCAACATCTTAGTTTTACAAATGATACTATACAATCTCTAGTATTGGGTACTGGATACACAGACTTAAAGCTCAATGCTTTAGGTGGCAATGTTGGTATTGGTGATTCCGCACCTGATATGACTACTGTAATTGCATACTCAGACGCAGGTACAGACTTTAATGCAAACGATTTTACTGGTGGTCTTGGAATATATAACACAGATGACACAAATAATACTTCATCGGCTATTAATTTTAAGGGTGGCTCAAGACATGATGTTGTAAGAATAGGAGCAGTAAGAACTTCTAATAGCACTTCTACCTCAAGTAATAGTGCAGATTTTGTAGTATCAACTAGACACTTAGCTAGTTCATTAGGAGAACGTATGCGTATAGACAGTAGTGGCAATGTTGGTATTGGTACTAGTAGTCCTAATAGAATGCTCAGTTTAGAAAATGGTGATTTACAAATACATGAAACAGGTTCAAGTGACCCTTTGCTTCAATTTTCAGTTGGTAACACTCAAGCAAGTCCTACACAAAGTTTTTCTTTCAGAATTGATAATTCTGATAGTGATAAGTTTCAATTAATTAATGGAACATCTGGAGCAATTCCTTTAACTGTTGATACATCAGGCAATGTTGGTATTGGTACTAGTAGTCCTACAAGTTATAGTAACAATCAAGCCACTCTTGTTATTGAGGACAGTATTAGTCCTGCAATAGGCATTTCTGATACTGGACAAGGAAAAGATTATTACATTGTTGCTTTTGGTTCAGAATTATCTATAAGATATGCTGATGGAGGTGGTAGTAGTACTGCTACTAATATTACTGAATTAATAAAAATGGACAATAGTGGTGCAGTCACTATGCCAAATCAACCTGCTTTTTTGGCAAAACCAACAAGTAATATTTCAAATTTAACAATAAATGTAGATACAACTGTGCCTTTTGGAACTGAAATATTTGACCAAAATAGTGATTTTGCTAGTAACACTTTTACTGCT